AAAAAGAAGAAAAAGTAAAGCCGGTAGTATTTTGGGCCAAAAGAAAACATCATCCGGCTATTGTAGAAAAGTTTAAAAAGCCGATTGAGAACTTTGAAAAAAGAGTAGTACGAGGGCGGGTAATTAAAAGTTTTAAATGGAACAACAGATTAACCCCGTGGGAAATTACCGATTGGATGCCTCTACCTGCCCCACCTGCCAAGCCACAACCAACCGACAACGTACAGTCATCAAAACAACATGCTGCGGAGGTGGTCAACCAATGATAAACGAAAAAGATGTTTTTATCGGATGCACTTACCGGCATAATGAATCGTGGTGCGGTAAAAGGACGGACGACTTAGATACAAAAGAATTTGATATTAAATGGTCGCCTTCGGATTGGTATTTGGTTGGCGAATGCTTGCTTTTCTTGGATGACATATCGGGCATCCCATTAACACCTGAAATAATGGTGAATCTTGGATTTAATGGAAAGTATAAAAACTGTGGGTATTCCTTCCAAAAGGACGGATTATGGCTAAGTTCACAAGATGAAGATGATTACGGCAACCCTATTGAAGATTATGTGTTTCATGTTCATCTTAATCATGGATACGAAGGATTTTATTTTGTTCATGAAATCCAAAACCTGTACCAACTGCTTATTAAAAAAGAATTAATCTACAATCCAAAACCATGATAGACATATCAACGTATCATCAGAAATTAGAGGTACTTAAAGAGTATATGGCGGAGAAATTAACCGGCGGATGGTGGGGAAGCGAACAGTGGATTGGGTTGCAGGTTTTAGGGGTTAGCCTATGGCATAGCGCATCAAATCCAAATTCTCTAAAAGACCATTCGCAAATAATACCTACACCGACTTTTGAAGAATATTATTCGCAAAAAATAAAAACAGAACAATGATAGATATAGAACCATACCAACATAAACTGGAAATCCTTAAAGAGTATATGGGGGCTAAAATTGATGGCAAACGTGAAATACGAACCATAGCTTATGAGTGGTTACCAATAATGAGCGCAGAACAAATAATGAACGTGTTTTTCCAAACAGGTTATTTGGTAACGGCCCACCCCGAAAGACACTTATGCCCCACTGCAACAATTATGAATTTTGATGAATACTATCAATCAAAAATAAATCCAAAATAACCGAGGGTAACCTCAAATCGGGTGATTACAAGCACCTGTGGGCTATTCAGAAATGGGTAGCTTTTTTTATGCGTACTTGAAAATGAAGCCCTTCGCCGTCTTTCTTCTACCTTTTAGAACTGCATCTAAATCTCTCCCATTAATATTGCTTTTTCTAGCTGCCTCATTTTTTGAAGGGTGAGTCGATATTAAAACACCTTGCAAAGTATATTGATTAATAGGTTTTGCCATTTTGCTAATTGTGGTAATATATCCTTCGGGCCTGACAAACCTGCCTTTTTTTTGATAGACTTTCTTTTTAGGGCATAGCAGTTTATTTGGCTCTGAATTATCAATAGCATTAAGCCTCATGTTAAGCGAAAACTGGTTGCCTTCATTCTGCTTTAAATAATACGTTTCCCGTGCTAATGTATCAGTACCTTTTTCTAAATATTCTATAATCTCAAAACTGATTTTTCTAACTGTTGGCAATACCGCAGCCATAGCCCTACTTGAAAAATCGTCCCTTTTAAAGTTTGTTCTCCATATAACAAACCTAGTTTTAACCCTACTACTACTGCCGATATAAAAATGGCCTGTGTCGAAACTGATTTTATAGATAGCTGGCGGATTTAAGCCGTATTTCAGCTTCGGGTAAGAATATTCAAATTCCATAAATAAGAAAAGCCAAGAGTAATGGTTGCGGCATCACCCCTAGCTTTAATTGAAAAAATACATTTACATACTTTCCCGCAACGAAAAAATGTAAACCATCTTGAATTTCAAGACAAATCTACAATAACCATAGGAAATAAAAAAATTGGATAGCGATGCGGTTAAGCGGTGACGCTCAATGATACCGGGTCTTGATCTGAAAAGGGAATTAGCTTTTAAACAATCCCCCGGCTTTGCTTTTTACTTTCCAAAATTCGTTTTGGCCTGTTAATTCGATCACTTGTTTTTATTCCCTTTGCCTATCATTCACATAGTAGTTTATATTGTGCCAGGTTGGTAGTTGCTACTGCTTAGGTGAATGTTATATGTATATAGTATGTAGCGTAGGGGAATTGTTGCCTATCATTAGGCCATTGGTTGCCATGTTCTATTGCCTTGCTTGTATTGTATTGAGATGATGTTTAACTGGCTGCAATTGGTTGCTATTGGCTTATATATATGTATGTAGATTAATTGGGTTTAATTGGTGGTTTGATAGGTTTTTACAGGTTTGTCGAAAGTTTTTTAAAAGTTTTTTGTCGTTGGTAATCAGTTAGTTATATCCTATTTTAGGCGTATTTGCGTTATTTGAATAAAATAAATTTGGATATTGATTATTTATGTATTTACTTGCACTCATTATCGAAAGGGAACGCATTTAAAAACATCTAAAAATTTACCACCATGAAAAAGTTATTCGCCTCACCTTATGTTATTGCCTTTACAGTCTTGGTTATTGTTGCTGCTTTATTGGTAGCTGTTATGCCTTTAGTTAATGAGAAGTTGTTTAGTTTGGGGGTGTAAGGCTGTTTTTTATCAGGCTGCGGTTTAGCCGTTAACATTCGATTGTTACAGTCTGCAATTTTTAAGGGTTTTCACCCGTTTATTTGCCTTATTTGGCCCGTCCTGCAATGACGTTAAACTTAGCCTATAATTGGGTGGCTTACGTGCCTACTTTATAGTGTATTTGGGAAACGTAGGGCACTAAAACATTCGGGATGAATGATAAAGCCAGCAAGCGGAAATAAACCACTGCCAAACGTTCAAATGCCCACTTATTAATGCAGCCTTACTATTACTCAATAGTTTGACAGTCTAAAGCCTGTTTAATGCAGATAGATAATTTTATCACTTCACTTGTTGCAAATAGGCGACATATTAAACTAATTTAACATGCAATATGTAGTATGCTTAAAACCTTCGCCATTTGCTGAAATTGGCATTTTTGACAGGTTTTGTTCCCCAATTGAATTGTATTGTGAATGTGAAAATTTGGAAGATGCACGTTATTGCATCGAAAACACAAATTGGGATGAATTAAAGGGCACAGAATGGGAGCCAAATATCATGTCTAAAAAACTTTTTAATAAGCTGGTTAAACTCCAAACTAAGCTAATTGAGAAAGAGCGTCAAAAAAGGCTTTCCCATATTGCGAAATATAGACTAATACTTGCAAATTGTAGTGCAGCCGCTTACAGGATGCAAAAAACGGCTAAAAGCTATTATAACGAAGGCAGACACTACTCCTCTATTCCTTTCACCTCCCTTTAATTGCTTCCTTTGGTTAGCTAGCTTTAAAAAAGCTATTTATTATCATGAATCAGATTAAAATTGCCTTGCATGGCACCGATGTTAGTAACGAAATTTCTTTATTAGAATACGGTTTATTGGTTTCTAATGAATGTAACGAAGATGGTTCAGGCTCTCATTTTTGCGTTTATCGTGTTGGTGACGGGTTTAGTTCCGGGCATGTTTACCCTGCTGATATTGTAAACTTACTTAATGGTAAAGAATGGCTTAATGAATCAGAAATACAAAGTTTTATTGAGTATACGGGATGCAGCCATGCTATTGAATTTTTAGAACTACCACTTTGCCAACAATTATTCGACCTGCTTTCTTATTATGGGCCTGAAAATATAATGGGCGGCTATGGCATGCCTGAAATGACAGAAAACGAAGCTATTGAGCTTTATTTGGATTAATCCATATTGCTGCAATGCTATTGTAATAAGATAGTTATGTTTCGATGCTATTGCAGCAACTTATTTTATTTATTCATTCTCTTAAATTACTGTTATGGAAACATTGGAACAAAAAGCTAACAACATTCTTTCTCATTATGTTTTTATTTTCGATATAACCGATAAAAGAAAGAAATTTAAACAGTTATACAAAGTTGACTTTTCTAAGGAAGTAAAAGTTAACGGTAACGGGGAAAAGGGATATATGATGTTGTCTTTTCCCGATAACTTAAAAACAAACCAATGTATGACGTATATAGATATAATGTTGACCGCAAAGGGGCAAACAGTTAACGGGCAATGTAGCAAAATAACAGCCTTTAAATTAGCATAATATGGAAACTCCAGTTCAAAAAATAATAGCTATTGTAGAAAATGGATATCATGAAAATAAGGTTTTATGGGATGAGTGGAAAGCTACCATATTACACTACGAAAAAAACATATACGGCAAGCAACACTATTTTACCCCTTCGCAAACAGATAGTAATTTTTGCGCCCGTTGTGACAAATATTTTACTGATGAGTTGCATTTCAGGGGTTAAATAACCCCGCTTTCTTTATTTATTCACTGGCATTTTGCAGCCAATTAAAAAAACAGCAATATTATGTCAAATTTACCGTCATATTACGAAAAATTTATTAGTGTTAGGCCTCCGTATTCGCACACTGATAAACTGCATCAAATAACTGTTTTATCAGTTAAAAAACATTATGAAAGTTGGTATAATAATAAAACAGGCAAAGGTGGAAAAAAGAATTTCACTTACGTTTATTACAAAACGAATGAAGATACATTTTACCCTGCTGCAAATAGGGGGTTCCTGGATGGTTTAGTAGGTTGTATTAAACTATCTGAATTTAATAGAAAATACGCAAAGGTTAACTGATGAGTATTTAATTATACGAAACATACCGGATATTAAACGGTATGTATTAACCAAAAGTCAGATGCAGACTATAACAGGCATTCAAATTTTATGGCACGTACTATCAGAACAAAAGTTTTTAAGTTCAATGAGCTTAAAAGTGAAGATGCAAAGCAAAAAGCTATTGAAAGTTTTTACGACATTAATGTTGATTTTACCGATTGGCACGAATACATTATTGATGAGTTTAAAGAAAACGAAACAAGTTTCGATATTACTAAAGTTTATTTTTCCGGCTTTTGGTCTCAAGGTGACGGTGCAATGTTTGAGTATAACGGTATTAGTCAAAACTTAGTTAATAGCATTATAGACGGTTTAAAATTACCTAACTGGAAAAAGAATGTATTAAAACATTGCAGCTATGTAAATGCTTCAGGCAAACATAGGGGACATTATTACCATGAAAATTGCTGTTCTCATTCCATAAACATAGAACGAGATAATAACGCATACGAATATGAAAATATAGACGCCTTAATTGACTTTTATACTGATGAGATTGAAAGCAAAATAATAGAACAATACCAGAAATTGTGCCAAAATTTATACCGTAAATTGGAAAAAGAATACGAATACCTTACCAGTAAGGAACAAATAATTGAAAGCATAAATGCCAATGAATACGAATTCACCCATGATGGGAGACGTTTTTAAATATGCCAATTGTATATACTAACTATATAAACGTATCAATCATTACATTTTAAACCATTGGTTAAGCTACCAATTAAATAAAAAGAGCTTATTATTATGAGAACAACTAAAAAAGATGTGCTTTATGCATTCGACAATTTTTGCAAAGTTTATAACCTTAAAACAAGTGCAACCGTTGTAAAAAATGATCCTGCTTTTAATGGTCAGTATTATAGCAATGAGTTTATTAAATTAGACTATGCAAGTTGCTATGGTGGATACCGTTTAGATATTGTTGAAGTTGGCACAGGTGAACGGTTTTTTGATAGTGCGAGCCGTAGAAGTACAACTGAAATGATTTCTTACCTACGTGGTTTATTAGCTGCAAAAAATAAATACCTGTTTGAAGGTGGATTTGTAAATAAATAAATTGTAGCTACAAAGTAGCACATAAGTAGCCAGCCTGGTAACGTAATTGTTACCGGGCTTTACAGGTGGAAAGTATTTTTAATTATGTGGGTTTGCTACCTTAAAAAGCAATAAAAAAACGTTATGAAAACAGTAATAAACGGCGTTACATATTACGCTAAAGCAAAAAAATCATTAAACAGGCATTCGTTATTTTACCCTGTAATTGAATTTTACGGTAGGGAATTTGGCAGACAAAACTATTGGCTTAATACTCCTCAACCAACACGATCAAAGGCTTTAACCATTGCTAAAAACCACATTAAAAATATTAAAAACTAATTGCCATGAAATACATACGCACATTAGATAAAATTCTAACTAAAGGCTACAATCAATACGGGGCATTTATGGGACGGCCAAATATAGACACATGCCCAAAAAGTGAATGCAATGGGCAAATATTCTCTTATACAGGTCATTTATATGATTGTGCTGTTCCAATGGTTGACGGCGGGGCTTATGATCGTGGTGGGGCTTATTGGGGCATTGGTAAGCAACTACGTGTTGAGTATAATAAAGACTTAACCTAGGTTAGATTTTACAGGGTAAATTAATTACTAACTATTAAAATATAATACAATGAAAACTATTAAATTTTGGAACATACCAAACAAGATAAAGGAGCTAAGTTTTGATGGTGATAAAACCGATTTACGGCTACATTCTGATGCTAATTTTCGATGGGGTGCAAAAGGCATAAGACAGTACAATAAAACCGAAAAAGAGATAGATAAATTTGAAATACAAGGCAATGGCTGGTTGCTATATGCAGGTTATGACACTTCTGGATTTCATTATTGGATGAAAAACATGGAAGAAACTAACTACATAATGCTTGCTATTATGTTTGAGAAAGTCAATATAAACGTAGATGAGATTGATAAAATCGAAACTGCTTTATACAATGCAATTGATTGGGCGAAAGGAATGGAGCAAAAATATAATTACGATCCTTCACCATACTGCATTACGAAATAAACTAAACAAAAATGTGAAGGTGCTAAACACATAGATAAATAAGCACATTAATTTTTAAAGACAATGAATAAGAATCTAAAAAAAGCAATCGTAAATTTCATTATAGATAATGAAAATGAATTTCAGATAATTAATTACACTTCTGAAGCATTTAGGGAATATATCTATACTAATAAGGGAGAATATCTTATTGGTGGCGAAGATGTGTTAACTTTTATAAGGGAAGCAATTAAGTTGCTTAATAAATAAAAACAACCAACACAATGAACAATCAATTTGAGATATACGATAGTCAAAAAGATGCATTAAGAATACTTTTAAATAATGGCTTTACTCCATTTAGTGATCTTAATTATTGCACCGATAACGGTATTAATTATTATATAGGGTGGAAAGGCAATGAAGCCGCCGTTTGCGCTATAATTGAAGATGATAGCCTTTACCTTATTGAAAAGGTTTACATGCGTGAAATGGTTGATAATGCTAAAGTAAAGGGTATTGAATCTGTTTGTTTATTTACTAACTACGGCTTAGAATTACATAGCAAGCATGAGAAGCCGCAAACGGTAGGGTTTTCTAAAATAACTAAACTAACTACACAATGGTAAACGTAAACGATTTTGAGATATACTCTAAAGACGGTAGCCGCTACGTAAGATCGCTTTCACCGCCTTATTATATTGGTAAGGTGGTTTCATTCAGGAATGATGCAGAAATGCTTTCTTGGGTAGCTGAAAAGGTTAAAAAGACGGGCATTTGTATAGCCGGGAAAGTTCCTGAATGTTGTATATTAGTTATCTATTCAGGGGCGGATGATACTAAGGAATTACCTGATAGTAGCGTGTTATTTCACCTTATGGCAGCATACTTTTTTGAACAGAAAATTAAATTTAATAAACGTAGATATAAAAAACAATTACAATGAATAACCAACTTGATATAGCAATGCACATTGCCGAAAATTACACAAAGGCGCATACTACTATAAAAAACGCCTTAGATGCTATCAATAGCCTTTATTTTATCTCAGGCGGCTTTATACCCGATGAGCTTAGGTTAAGGTTAAAAGACGCTGAAATTCTACTGAATGATGCTTATTCTAATTCAGATCACCACTCAGCCGTTAAATATATTGAAACGATGAACAGCCAAATACCATATGAAGATGGCAAAATAATATGGGAACCAAATAAAGGCTTTACTAGTAAGCTAATAAAAAATCTTTATTCTCATGGATACAGGGCTTCAACTAGTGGGTGTTTGCATTTTCTGTACGATGATAAAGGTCATAAGGTAACACAGGCTTACTCATGGGAAGGGTTACTCCTTAATACAGCTATTGCAATGAGATAAAAACAATCATCCAATAATATTTAAAAAAACAAATTACAATGACAGTAACCTACACAGGCATAAGCGCCAAATTAAAGCCTAATGGCGTTCTATTAGTAGCTGAATTACCTGATGGCGAAGATAAGAGCGTTCTAATGCAGTCACAGGACATACGGGAGTTTTGGGCATGTAACCCAAGTAAATGGCTTGAAATGTACCAGGATAATGAACCTGTATTATGGGAAGCCTTTTCACTTGTTGATGGTATTCATTTGCACGATTAACTAACATATTAAACTAAATTACCATGTCAACGATTATTGCCATTTGGATTGCAGGAGTAATTTTTATCTTAATCTTTAACTATAAAGCACATCGAAAATGAAACCTAAAATATATCATTTCGACCTATGGGAACAGGAATTAGCGGAAGAACTGCAATTCTTAGTGGGTTGTACTTATTCGGATGCACAAGGCATTTTAGAAGCCAATGACTTTGAAGTTACTCAATATTGGGGGTTAGGATTAAGCCCATTGGATGCTTCTAAAAAACTTTACATAAAAACAAAACAATCTCAACCATGAAAAGAACAATCTTTATACTATTAGCCTTAGCCTTTTTGGTTATTGCTGCTATATCTTGTTGTGAACCTAAAAAACAACCTGAAAGAAAGCGTTATGCTATTATCTCGGTAATTGAATACGTAGAAAAGGACAGCTTTGTATGGACAGGTACCTTAAAAGTAACAACCATTCAACACTCCTATGATACTGTATTAATAGGGCCAAAGCCTACCGGAGAAATGACAAGTAAACAATATCTTATTAATTACGGACATCAAAACTATTAAAGACAATGAAAACGCAACTACTTTATAACTTACATGCTAAGTGTATGGCTTATCAATTAATGATAGAACATGCTGAAAATGACAAAGTATATTACTTGCAAGAGTTAGTAAGGCACAACATGACAACGTTCCGTAATGAGCTTAAATTATGGCCTCTTGGGGAACCTGATCGAAGGATAACAGAAAACAAAATAAAAACGCTTAACCGTATATTGGATAGGCTTGAAAACAGATACTTTGAATTACTTTTAAAAATCAATACACATGCACTCAAACCAACCGCAACAACCGAACCGGCCTATTGACCCATCTTCAATATTAGCAACAAAGGTTACAAAGGCAGGAGTTAAGATACTCATTCGCATTCCTAATTCAAAGCCTAAATGGGTATGGAGGCCACCTCAACCAAAGGCCGATAGTATGAATGAATTTTTATCACGTTAAAAAATAAAGACAATGTTCACCGAAATTTCACCACTAATCCGTTTTAAGCCCCACAATTTTAAAGGGCAAGAAGTTTATTTATTCCAGGTTTACAAAAAACGAGCATTCGGCCTATTACCTTCTAAATGGATAGACTGTTCTATGATGCCTATTGAAGAATATGATATGGGTGTTTTCTTTTGTAAATTAGAGTTGGGGATGGTTAGCTGAAACAAAAAAACCAGCATTGAAATGCCGGTCGTTGATTGTTTTAAAATCACCATTAAACTTACTCTTATGAAAACTGCTTGCTATTTTAGTTCATTCTTCATTGGTACTTAATACGCCTGATGAATGAACAAATATTCTCCTTACGTTATCAGGTTGAACCTTGTAAAAAGGTCGCCTGATAGCGTATATTCTTGTTTTTAATATCCTTGTGAATCCGTATTGATTTGATTGATTGCCCCCTAATACATGATAGGCAGTAGAATCCTCTCCAACATAGCAGCCAACATGCCCCCCACCGGCCCTTTTGAATACAAGTGTATCACCTAACTTGGCAATCTGTACTGGCGTTCCAAATTCAGCCCATTTTAAGGCCCGTAGTACGTCATAACCTTTCATTGGTACATCTTTGCCCGCTTTCATGGCTACATAGGCATGAGCAATCCCGCACCATGCAGTTTCATCATCTCTTACTAAGCCTGATAGCCCTAATTCTTTTACCCATCCTAATATTACACGGCTATGTACCGGCCCTTCAATTTCCTTTGTGCCAATAAGTTTCAAAGCCTCGGTAATCATGCGGGGGCCTGGTTCCTTAAAAAGAAAATCGTACTGCTTCATGGCTTATGCTTCAAATGTTACTGAACTTGTGCTTTGGATTGCATCTAATATTTGAATGATTTTTCGGATGGCTTTTTTCCAACGTTTAGGAGTGAAGATGAAACCTTCCACCCATTCAAGTGTTGGCCTGATTATCGCTAACACATTAACCAATGATTCCTGAAAAGAAACGTTTGCCCCTACTGATTTACGGCTTACTTGATAGCTTAATACTTCCAGTTGCTTTTCTACTTCTTCGATTTTGGTCATAATGTTTTTTGTTTGATAATTATTGAACCTGATTTGGTATGATGCACGATATATATTTCTCCTAATGTCATAGGCAGATTTGGCTTTCTGTTTTGCCGATAGTATTTGGCGTATTCGTAGGCTGTTGCCATTGCATTAACGGCGTTATCCCTTTCTACTATCATGGTTATTTTTTCCATTATAAAATGTAGTTTAAAAGAACAGCTAAACCTACTGCAATTGATACTATAACGAAGCGCATGAAGTTTATAAAGTATTTTTCGTTCATTACGCTTGTTTTGATGCTGGCACAACTCCTTTATCTTCTAATTTTTCTTCAAGTTTAGATGGACTTTGCACAGTTGCCTTACTTGTACCGAATATTGCTCCGCCAATAAAAACTATGTATTTTGCAAGTGACATTACAGTTTCGGGTATGTGAATACCATCGGGTATATCAAGAATAAGTAATGTACCTGAAATGCCAACCAGCCATAGTGCAAACTTGTTAAGCCTCTTGAAAAATTCAGGGCTTTCCATGCTCCATCTTGCAAATAACTCCTTCATAATATATTAATTTTAATTATTATTTCTTCTTCATAGACCTGATAATTGCTTCAATCCTGCTTACCTGAACTAAAACCCATCCTATATCTTCAAGGGGGATAGGATGATGTGATTCGTTGTAACTGATACCTAAAACCCCTGTCCATTTATCCCCATTCTTAACTTTAAAGTAGATAGCCGTTTTAACGCCATAAGCTGCATTGAAATTTGCTAAACTATCCTTGTGTTCATCTTCATAGCTTATGTGGTAATCGTGATCTCTAAGGGGGCTTATATTACGCCTGAACTGAACTTTTGGTATCATCTGCATTTCTGCTATCACATCTACAACGTCCTCTTTGTTCTTTTCAACTACCATTGAGCAATTCTGCATACTGTAATCATCGCCCGTATAAGTACCGTTTGTATAAACCCAATAAGCGCAGCGGTAGGCATTCATTCTTTCCTGAATATTATCTATCAAATGCCCTATCATGTCATCATAATTTGGCGTACTTAAATCCGGCTTATTATCTGCTATTTTTTGGCTCTTGTAATCTTTTGCTATTGCCGCTGCTCCTAATACACCAATGGTCGTTATTACTGCTACTACTATGTTACTGTTTACTGCGTTAACTTTCAAGCCCATGCTTGAAAACATCATAAAAACAATGGTAATTATTATTACCATCACTCCGAATAATCCTAAAATCAAGTGCCAAATCTTTACTTCATTTTTCATCTTTTTTTCGCAATTAAAACCATAGAAAACAGAAGTAAGATGTAGCATACAATATAGCCGCCCGTTGTTGCACGGTGGTTAAACCAATACATACCAAAATCGAGCCATCTGAATAAAAGAAACGCTGCTATGTGCCTGCTAAAAACTATTGCCCTGCTACTCTCCCTGATATACCAAATCGTAAGAAATACTATCCACGTTACAGCTTCCCCGCTATCCTTTATATACCATTCAATATCCTGTTTTACGTTTGATGCTATAAACCAGCATCTTTCCCTCAATTCGGGTGTCCTGAATATCCCGTAAACTTCACCTAACGGCAAGCATAAAATCAAAATAGCCAACTGTATGAAAGTCTTTCGACTCATTTACCTTGCTTTGGCTTAATTACTGTTGTAGGTGCTGGCTCTGTTGGCTTTGGCGGTCTTGGCTTTTCCGGGTCACTGCTCATTTGATTGTTTTTTTTGAAAATTATTGGATTTTATAAAATTAAAATAAAGTCATCAATATTGCCAAAGTTTATTTAAAAATGAAATCCTGCATCAAATAGACACACCGTTACTTACCAAAATTGTCTCTGCTCTATTTTTTAATTCTTGCTTTTTGCTTGCTACCGGAAACTCTTTATCCTTAAATAACCCATCATACAATGACGATATAAAAGCTATACATTCTATTTTTTTCCCTTCATGATGCCCCCAAGAATCTGCCTCAAATGGTATTTCTGTCTTTTTCTCAATGACTTTAACTACTGGCTTTATCTCAAATGCTTTAACAAATCTTGTACAATTAGGGCAAGTGTATGTCACTTGCCCGTTGGTATCGGTATAGAATTTCTTCCCTTGCACTGTCTTTCTTGTAACTCCGCATGTACACCTATAAATTATACTATTCTCATCCTGAATAAAAGAGTGTTTGTTCATTACTTTTTAAATATTAAATCCCGTACTGAAATTGCGCTTGTCTGTGCCGAAAATTGCCTAGTCATGAAAAACGAAAACTTAACTTTTTCGGGATTATTGAACCTGCCTAAAGCGGGTATCGTTTTGTAAGTATCTGCGAAGCCAACTAATAAACTGCCATCTTTTAATTCGATACTTATATCGAAAAATGATTTGGTAGTTTTCGATTTGTCAACGTAAACAGATACCCCGTTAGCAATGTATTCAATCCCCGCCGCTGTAAGTTTAGGATACATGCTAAAAATTACATTACCGTCTATGTCTGTTATTTTAAAATATTGGCCGCCTGTTATATTCGCTGATGGATTATTTTCGTCATAACTTAAACTGCCTGTTAGCTTCCAATTATCTGAATTTACGGCACCAAAACTTTTATATACTTCCGCTTGCTGATTGGTGTTATGGGCAAACTTTATAAACAGATCAGGCGATACTCTTGAATATGATTTTCTTGAAGTGGATACACTAAAATAATTACGCAACCTGTCTGTGTAATTTTCATCACTTGTTCTTTGCCAGCCGTTCACGCCATTGTTAAGGACTGCGTTTATTGGCAGGTTCTTTGTTAGTTCAATCGTGCTATCGTTTTCAGTATAAAAAACAGGCGTTACATCTTCCGTAATAATAGAATTGATGTTGGTTATCTTCCAGCGGTGTATGCCGCTGTGGTGTCCTTCGTCATTATGGTATAGATAGATAGTATCTTCTACCTTCACTACACTTGCGTTACTTACATTTCCTGCCATTTCGGGGGCGGCTTCCTGTCCTGTTACTTCCGGCCCTGTTATCCCGAACTGCCCTATCATCAATCCGTTTTCATAGTAGATTTTCCATTTGTTCGTTTGGCTATTCTTCCAAAATTCGCCGTGGTAACCCTCGAAAATAAAAGGCCCGTTGGCTATCGCTACTGTGCCGGGGTACTGAACTGCATTCCCTATATCAAAAGCGCCATCATCTGGATAATCGCCTCTATAACCTTCAAAGGTCGCCCTGCTTGTTTTCCAGGTAAAACCTTCCGTTCCTAATTTCTGACCTCCTAAATGAAATCCCGTATCAGCACCACCACCGTTATATGATATAAGATAGCCGCCGCTTGTTATTTCTCCTGGGCGTAAAGTGCTTGTATTGCCGCTATATGCAGGGTCTAATTTTTCTGCTTTAATAGATGATATAATTTCAGGTGTTGAACTCCAAACAGGATTGCCAAGTGTGCTAAATCTTAACAGGTTCCATCGGTTTGTAACTAATGATTTGCCTAATACCTTTCGTGGAGCATCGTAAATATTGCCATCCCCGTTTAAATATTTATTCTCAAATATGCCGCATGGCGTTAGTCCTGTAAATTTTAACCCGCCGCCGTTTACCAACTGCACTAATTCGTATTTCTTCGCACTTCTTTTCGGGATGAACGAAAACGTCAATCCATTGTTAAGTGTAACCGGCCTGAACGATAATAATTGATTGTAATAATCAGGTGTAACATGCACTCCCCAATTGTTTACTAATTTCCAGCTATCGTTAAATGGCTTGGTGTAATCCACTTCAAATTCAAGGAAATCTTTAAATATTCTTTTCGGGTTATTGGGGTCAACCCAAATATTATAATTATGCCCTAAGTATTGAACCTGTTCAATGTATTGCCTGTCTGCCGTAAAATGGATGGCCCTGCAATTACCACCGTCCACTACCCAAAATGAGCCATTATTTTCAAAGGAGATTGATACGCCATACTTGTCTATTCTTTTATCACTCCAGTAAAATTTATCGAAGCTCACATTTGTATTAATGTCATAGCCTCCAAGCTGTCCAAGTGTCCATAGTAAGTTGCCTTTTGTAGCGTCATAAGCCTTCACCTGTTGTGACGTTCCCGCATCGAATACGGCAATAATATTATTCTGAAATGTGACCGCTGCTGGCTTACTAAATTTAGGCAACGTTAATAAGGTAGTAAGCGATAATGTGTTATTCACCCTGTACTTCTTTACTGTGGTAATGGATGCTAACCATAGATTCCCTTTATCATCAACTGCCAGTGAGTTGCATGCCATATTAATCACCTTTAATAACTTGCCGGCTTTATCAAGAATATGCAGTTTGTAAGATCGGGAAACAAAGATGTATTTATCTGAAACCGCTATACCTGTGATCTTAGCCAGCGAATCGTTGCCATCAAAATCAATAGCTGACTTATAGGTTCTGCCGATTGCGTTTTTATACGATATACCATTGGTAAATAACACTTCACTGTCATCTGATTTCTTAGTGGCGAATACATAGCTGGCGTATTTGTTTACCACGTTTCTCTTTAACGCAAATGGATCGTTACCCGCCCAATAAATATTTTCATTATCTGCTGCTATGGCTTCTGTCGCCTGCCCTACCCCGTTTGGTTCATTCGGGAATATCCTGTGCTTTCTTTGAATATCATTCAGGTAAAACCAATTTTGCGCCGGGCTTCCTTCGCTGTAATATTTAGAGTAATACGCCTTGCCACCGTCAATCATTAAATAGTAAAACGGCATAAACCCACGGTGTTTATTATCGCCGGTTTTATCCTCCGATGTATTACCAACAACTCCTTCCCATTCTGTTTTTACTGCATTGGAAATAACCTTTACCGATAACCCTTCAAGCGATTTTATACTATCCAGTTCATCGGTCAATGCATCGAATGTTTCAGTATAATTACCCGCTGTTGTGGTTCTGTTGTTGAATACCGTTCTTACTAATTTATCTCCATTATAAAGTCCGGCGCTCACTTTCGTTTGACCTTCCGGCACATTGTAATCAAACCGCACCTGCGAGAACGAAGCGAAAGGAATTAAAAGTAAAATAAGTTTAGGGTTCATATTTAATTTTTGTTTATAACCTTCGGCCATTTAAAATGTGTTGGATTCCGTCCTGGTTTAGCCGTTACCGTTATGGTCATACTATCGCTTGAAGTTGCGCCATCTGAATCGGTTGCTATTAACACAAACGTATAAACACCTACCACTAAGTTACTGATAGTTGGGCTTAGTGTAGCTGCGTTTGCAATGCTAAAGTTTGTCGGCCCTGTTGATTTTGTCCATAAAACGGAAGATATGCCTACATCGTCTGTTGCTGTTCCTGTTATAGTTATTGCATTTCGTGGTAACTGTATTGATCTGTCCGGCCCTGCACTTACAACGGGTGGTGTATTTACTCTTGGGAGTACGGTTATCTGCATAACATCTGAACCTGTCGACCCATTGTTGTCTGTAACGGTTAGTGAATAGGTGTAAACGCCCGCTGTACTCATTCCTGTAACGGTTGTTATTGCATTGGTAGCATTGGTTATAAAGCCGCCAACTGGCCCTGAANGTTTGGCCCATGAGTATGCTACAATTGTTCCATCAGGGTCACTTGAACCACTACCGTTAATCGTGACAAAACTTGTGGGCAGCGTAATTGTTTGATCGGCTCCGGCTACTGCTACGGGGGGTAAATTGACGGGTGGAATTGCAGGATTTACAATAATCTGCATTAAATCTGTATTCGTTTTCCCCCAACTATTTGTAACAGTTAGTTGGTATGCGTAAGTGCCTTCTTGTAATGCCGTTACTCCCGTACTTGCCGATGTTGGGCTTGTGATAGTGCCTCCCGTTGGCCCCGATACTTTAGCCCATAAATAATCAGTAATTGTGCCGGTTGAAGTTGTGCCGCTTCCGCTTAGTGTTGCTGTACTTGTAGGTAGCGTTATTGATTGATCTGCCCCGGCAATAGCAACAGGATATGGAGTTACTACGCTGTCAACCGTCACCAACATTACATCTGAACCTGTTGAACCGTTGTTATCTGTTACTGTAAGTCTGTAAGAATAGCTGCCATAAGTTAGGCCGGTTACCGTTGACGTTGCTGAACTTGGCGTTGTAATTGTTCCGCCAAATCCTGAAACCTTAGTCCACAAATAACTGACGATTGTACCATCGGTATCTGTGCCACTACCCGCTTGTGTAATTGATGTCGTTGGTAATGTTATTGTTTGGTCAGGGCCAGCATTTGCAGTAGGTGGAGAATTGGCCGCATTAACCGTTACATTCATATTTGAACTTGCGGTTGCTCCAAAATTATCTGTTACTGTTAGCCTGAAAGTATAGGTTCCTTGTATCAGACCCGTAATAGTAGAACTTGCTGCCGTTGGTGTTGTTATTGTTGCAGTATTTGGCCCTGTTAATTGTTGCCATAAGTACCCAATTATTGTTCCATCGGGGTCGCTTGAACCGCTACCATTAACGGTTACTGAACTTGTTGGTAATGTTATGATTTGGTATGGGCCTGCAACTGAAATGGGTGGAAGATTTGATGCCGTTCCAACCATCTCGCCGTATGTAGCACCCCTGTTCCCAACTCTTATATTATCAAAAAATATAACTCTTAAAGGGGTAATTGACCTACCGGGATGAGCGGTATAGTCAGGTGCATAAAGTCCTACTTTCCACTTTGGGAAAATATTGGAGTGCATTGTTCTGCGATTTAATAGTCGCTGAATTAATACGCCATCCCGCCATATCTCTACTAATCCGGCGCTACTTGTAGTATGTACGATATGGAAAACAAATTGATGCCATTCATCGTATGGCATCTGAACAAAGTTATTTGCTGCGTTTTGGTAAGAAGTAGCGGGTGGTGCATTTGCAGCCCCGAACATATCATACCAATCCGTACCATTATTAACCGGCTGTAATATTTCAAAACAAACCTTTCCTTTTCTGATTTTAATTGTTAGATCAGCACCACCATCTTCATACCATTGGTTCATTGGAACCTTATTATCAATAACATCATTTTGCTGCCCATAAGCAGGGAAATACACGGCATAGCTATACCATGTTTCATTCATTATATTAGCTGTATTGAATGGGTATGGATCTTCCTGCGGCTTGAATATCGTTACTTCTGATCTAACTCTTTGCAGACTACCTACCCCTGGCTGTCCTTCACGTACTTCAAACCTTACACCCCTCACACCTTGATATGCTGTATCGCTTCTGCTTAAAGTCCAATCGTAAGGCCCACCGTTTGCTGTATCATTTGGAATGCAGTTTTCTATCCCATGAATAAAAGCTGTTGGTATCGGTGTAAATGGTGCTGATTCATTAAAGTACCTTGCATTCTCAAATGTTTCCTGATACATTAATTGAGCATTCACGAATGAACACCATAGAGTTGATATTAGTAAAAGAAGTCTCATTTGAGTATGATTATAATTAAAAGCAGCATCGTTATGATGCCGCCAATCTTTTGTTCTAATTTATGTTCGGGTTCGTAAACGCTATCCCATTCCGCTATCCTCCTTTCTTCAAGTCCTTTTTTAGATACTCTTAAATTGTTTGATAGCTGCATATTTATTGGAGTGCGTTATAAATGGTATTTGCCAAAAGAAGATGCCCCGCTGTACCGGGATGAACGCCATCTAATAATAATTCAGGGTGCCCATCAAATGCAGGAAATGGCGAAACATATTGCGTTCCCCATGTTGCTGCTGTCGATGCAACGATGCCGATATACTGTTGTAATGTGGCATCGTATTGCGAACCAAGATTTATATAATTTGGCGCTATTAAAAGTATATCACGAGTAGCCCATTGCTTAACTGTTGTTATGTAAGTCAATGCACTATCGTAACTCGTTTGGAAACCTGCTGCGCTAAATACTGCCACATCGTTTACAACAGCATTGACATCGTTTATCCCAAACGATATTACAAGTAACGAAAGAGAATCAGCTTTAACGGGGACGGTACTCAATATGTCTATGAAATCAGAATAAACAGTATGCTGCATCGACATGCCTCCAACGCCTCGGTTATCTTCCCTTGCATTTAACAGTCCGGTAAGAACTGTTGTCCACCTGTTTGCAGCCGAGACAAATGAACCCGCCGTGATGGAGTTGCCGAAATAAGTAATCCTTGTATTTCTATATTTCAATGTCCGGTCTTTCAATCTTGCAGGTTTCCCCTGTACATATATGCAGCATGTTTGCGCCGTACTTGTAAGGCTGAATAATACTAATATAAATGTTATAAATTTCATTTTTAATAGTTGCTCCATGCTCTTGTTGCTGCTTTATATGCGGCATTTGAATTTAATTGAGCCGCCGTTCTTGATACATACCAATCGTAAATAAATGTGGCTACCATTTTATCAGATGAGTTCCCGTTTTTCTTACTTACAATCTGTGTAGCAAGCCCTGTATACCCAACAATAGAAGGACTGTTATTCAATATTTTATTAAATGCTGCTGCCGTTATAAATGCTTCGCCGGTTAATAATTGATTCAGCATCCCTATGACAAATTCTGCTTTGATTGTCACAGTTATCAGGCTATCAGGATTGTTACCACTTCCTAAGTACGGCTTTAATGCAGATGGCATATTCTTATTACTCCATATCTTATCGCCAGTTATTGAGCCTGACAGGTATCGCCCGATATAATCGGCTCCTTGTTGCGTTGTTTGTATCGTAATTGTACTGTCGTTATAGTTCTGTGCCGCCGCCGAAACGCTGATAAAAGAGAATAGAATTAATAGATATTTCATTGAATGATTATTTAATATTTTATAGGTGTAAAGCTGTCCATGTTCCTGCTATTCTACCCCAAAACCCAACGCTTGTAAATACGCCATCTGTTGACGTTACATAAATAATTCCACCGTTAGGTGCGCCTGCGGTTTCTAACGATGTCGCTTCTGCACCTGTCATTACAGGTGGCATAAATACGCCCGTTGTACTCTTTACTTCTAACGCCGCCCCCGTTGTTTGAGTTGTTACAGCCGCTGCGGTATGATTAACTACCCATCCGCCTGTTGTTCCGGTTCCACCTGCACCTGCAAATCTTGTAAGTGCATTATACCCTCCGGTGCCGCCGGTTGCAGCAACCCAAAAAGTAATTTGGCTTGACAATGTGCGTGATGGCAATTTTGCCATGCTGCCAATTCCGATATTATTCGCTCCTGTAATGGTGTCTGTTGCATTACCGTATAATGCTTTATAACCTAATGATGTATTATCGTTTGCCCCTGTTGTATGGACACCCCCGGAAGCTGCCCCGATAAATGTGTTTCTACTTGCAAGCAAACCTGTAATAGCGTTTGGCCCTTGACCTGAAAGATTTCCGACTGATGTATTATCGTCACCTGTCCAAGTGCCGCTATTGGCAGCCGCCGCACTATTTCCTACTGCTACATTTCGTAATCCTGTTGTATAAAGTGCGCCTGAATTATACCCTAAAGCATCTAAAGAACCTGTGGTTACTTTTGCCCCTGATGCGGCTCCAACTGCTGTGGAGATAGTTGCTGTTGCTGTTAATGCTAAAAAAGAGTTGTATCCTACTGCCGTATGAAACCCCCCTGTTGAATTAACAAATAATGCGCCTCTCCCAATAGCGGTAACTCCTTGCCCCGCTGTTTGCGATTTAGCCGCTTCGTTACCTATTATCGTATGCTCAATCCCGCTTGTTATTGCGCCGCCAGCTACCGCACTATTACTTCCAAACCCACCTATAATTGTATTTCTTGCAGCACTTGTAGCATTAATCATTATTCCTGTTGTGGACGACCCGCCACTGCCTATTGCAATATTGCCGCCACCCGTTGCATTGTTTCCCTTAAAAGCATTGTTCCCGATGGCAACACTTGTTGAAATGTTTTTACCATTTGCCATTGCGTTTGCCCCTATGGCAACATCACTACCACCGCTTACATTTATTGCCAATGCGTTTAGCCCAACACCTATGTTATTTTGGCCGTCTAAAGTTCCTGCTGCTCCGTTACCTGCTATGTTTCTTGCGCCAGCCCCGCTACCCATAAATAAATTACTTGTAGTATCGGTTCTTAACTCATAAGCTGTCGTTGTGGAATTACCTGCAATTAATATTGGGTTGCTGTTTGCGGTTGCTGTTTTAATACTTAATGTAACCGTTCCATCAAATGTTGTTAATGGCGTTACCGATAATGTTCCTGTTGTAGTTGCTACTATTGGTATTTCCGCATAGAACGTACCCGATGTTGGTGTAATTGTAGCACTTATAACGCCGCCAAAGGTTACAGTAAAAGTTCCCGCTGTCCTTCCGGTTACAGTTACAAGAACCCTGTAATCTGTGCCAACCACCCCGGCCAATGTATTTGTAAGGGCAGTTGTATTACCCGTATTATGAGTATATGTTCCAGCTACAACCGTAGTCCATCCGGTAGATGTATAGTTGGCGGTATTAATTAATTCGCTTCCGAATGTTGGGGTTACTTCATCTCCTTTAACATGCAAATAAGTTGTAGGCGTATTTTGATTAATCCCGACAAAGCCCGTTGTACTATCAACCTTCATCCTTACTTGGTCATTAGTCCTAATCCAAAGGCTCTTTGCGTCTGTTGTGCCTAAGAAATTATCATAAGCCGTAATCCCCGCATTCCCTGTTAGCGCCCACCCTGCCCCGCCTGCCGCTGGCGTTTGCCATGTAGCTGCCGTCCCGCTTGTTGCCGTTAATACTTGCCCCGTTGTTGGTGCTGTTGCAGCCGACACATCAATGGTAGTTGAGGCTGACCTTAGTGCCGGGGCTTGCACCATTGTAATAACAGGATTTATAGTTGTAGGCGATACTGTAATATCTGCATTTGCACTTGTAACTGTCTTTACATTTAAGCTGTTTTGATATAAAGTTGTAAGGCCAATTAACGCTGTCGATGTATCTACCCCACCATAAAGCGTATCTCCTATTTGCGTCCACTCAAAGGGCGGGTATGCGCCAAAAATTGTTGTGTCACTTCCTCCGCCACCACTACTATCTATAAATGCAAATTCCGGTACGCTATTAATTACTTGGAATACACTATCTGTTCCTGTCTTTCTAAATACGTCTGTTATGTATGGGCTTAGTCCATTGGGTATGCCTCCTTGAAGCTGCACATAATCCAAATAGAATCCGCTTGATGCCCCTGCTATGGTTACACGTATGTTAGTAAAAGTTGTACTTGAAAATGCTATTGCCGAAAACGGGATAGTTATATTTTGATAGTCAGGTATCGTCTTATTAAAACCAAATGCAGCCGTTAAAGTAACAGCCGGTGTTACTGCTACTGTGCCATTATAAAATCTAACAGATACATTAGTTGTTCCTGCTAATGATGCTTTAAGATTAATGAACATTTTAAGCAAGGAATAGTCGGTACTTACTAATGCAGGCGTAGTGGTAAATGTTATTGTTTTGGTTGTGGTATTTGTGCCAACATCAATATTTTTAGTTAAATGATAAGGTGCTGTGGTAGCATTACTTACCGCTGTCCAACTTGTAGAAAATGTCGTATTAAATTCACTTGGCGTTCCTAAATCTTCATCGTAAACAACCGTCCTTACTACTCCTTGCGGTACAAAACTTGCTGCCGGAATATAAATCTGCGTCAAATAAAGTTGTGTGGAAGGGTCAATTTGTGGTGCGCTTGGTGTAGTTGCAGGGTCACCCTCAATCACTACTACATTCCCATAAATGTCCACCGCTATTACATCAATTCTATTTAGTGTTGGGTCTGCTGCTGATAGTGTTACTGAATCCCATGCGTTAAAATAAGGCCCACCGCAATTGATAAAATACCCCCCTGCTGTGACCTCAAATTTAAGGCTGTCAATCCATGAAACTTGCGGCACTAACCCTTCCAAAAAACCACTTGGGCAGTAAGGCGCTCGAAAACTAATAGTGTCTATTCTGTACGATAGATTAAGTGTATCAACACCCGTTAAATATTGATCTAAATTAGTTGAATCGTAGTAAAGCGTTGTCGTATCTGCCGTTCTATCTATTGCAACTAACGGATAAATCACCTCTATTACTTTTCGTCCAATTGTATCTATTCGGTATGATAAATTGAGAGTATCCGTTGCTATCCCCGCTGAAAAGAAACTATCAATATAATTTATTAAGTCCGTTTGGTTATAAATGTTACCTGTAATGCTGCCCCAATTCACCCCACTGCTTGCTGTACTTGAAATCTTCAACCACCTTGTATTTGACCATACCCACAATGCGGTATCAACCCCAGGATTCTTCCAAAATCTCATAGCCCCATTAATATTCGGCCTGATAGCGGTATCCCCTTGTGTAATTACTCCATATACACTTGGCTGCATATAGCCTATCTTATACCATCCGCTATCCGACTTTACTGTTGGTAGATTTCTTGGATACGTTGTCTGCCCGATTGCATTATAACAACATATTACGATAAATAATAATACTATTAATCTTTTCATTATTGTAATGTATAACGTAAGAACATGAACCTATATAGTTGGCCTGTTACTGCCGGTATAGTGAATGTTACTGTAATTTTTGTAGTAGTATAAACCGCTGAATACGATGCCACATTGATATTGTTTGGCGGCATTTCCACTTGGTCTAATGTAATTACCAATGTGTTTAATATTGGATTGTCATAGGACAATTCAACAACCGTATCACCCTCTGCGATATATGTCGGTACGGTGTAGCTAACGTCCACGCCTACAATACCTACTCTTGAATCAATTGGCGGGTTGATAAATATTCCACCTGCACCACCGATAATATTTGCTGCCTGTGTTGCATATCCACCAATAAGTGCTTTTAAATAAACCCCTGTATCGTATAAACTTGCAGCCGTAGGGTCAATATCATACTGCCATTCAATTGAAGTTCTTGTTATATAGATGAGCCTTGCCAAATCGGGATAGATTGTACCACCCTGGTTTTTAGCAAAGTTATTTTGGTCGTTAGCTGCAAGAAATTGGCTAATCTTCCCTAACTCTATGTAATTCGGCATTGAAAATGGTAGCGCCATTAGTAAAATAGATTTGGATTAGCCATGATGTATTGAGTATTCAAGATGCACATTTGACTTTCGTATTGGTCGTCATTTGCTATTGAAGTGTGACTTGAATCTATGTTTGCTTGTAAAATGCTTAGTGTTTCAAAAAAGTTCTTGTTGCTTTTAAGATTTTTGTTTCCGGCCAATGCCAAAACCTTTCCGTATTTAAACTGGTTGGCATAGTCAAGAAAATCGAAAGATTCATAGGCTATATAAGTGCTACCAACTTGCGGGTTAAGGCTCTCCCATACCAACCTTATTTTTAAGGCAATATCTTCTGATAATGTATTGATGGCTATTTCATCATCAGGGAATGATGCAAAGCTAAAATCCCAATAGCCAAGTCCTGTTGCAGCGTCAACAATAGCATCTCCATAAATATCATAGAGATAAACTTTCCTTCCACTAAATGTAACTTTAGCTTCATCTGCATACGATGAAGTATCAGCAATAATAAAAGCATTTAGCGCCGTTGCACCATCATTTGTTTTAGTGAATGAGCCGGTAAATGCCATTAGAAGTTAGTTAGTTTATTTTGTAAAATATAAGCGGCTCTATTCATAGCCCATTGTGCGCTTACTTGTTGCTGATAATAAACGGCTTGAACGCTATTGGATTCTTCCGTTTGTACACGGCCTAAATTCAACCAATAATTCCAATCTTGAACAATTGATGGCTTTGCTGTAATAGCTTGTACAACACTATATTCCCCATTGGCATTATAGCTTGCGAACCCATATATCAATTGAGTTTGGTAACTGCTACCTACTTGTGGGTCAAGGCTTATCCAATCTACTACTACATTAAGGGCATAATCCCTTATCATTACATCGCTGATAATGATTGTATTGCCCGCTGAAAAAGGCCAATTTATATAATCTGTAACTGTACCTGCCGGAACCAAATAGGTATCAGCGGTTGTAATTAATGATACCCGTCTTGTTGAGAAAGTATTCTGCGGTTCATCCGTATAGTCAGAAGTGTCCGTAATACTAAAAGTATTTGGATTGCCTGCTGCGGAAGCTAATGTATCTGCTCCTGTGAACATAGACTATTGGATTGGATGGTCAAATATAATCAATGTTTGAACTTTAATGGTAAAAAAATACCCCTGCAAAAAGAGGGGCATTTTTCTTTATTTTAAACTACTGCAACTTCTCTTTTCTTCTTTTCGGTTGCAGCCGGTTTTAGTAGATTTTTTATGCGGCTAAATACTTGTTCGCCGTTATCTGCTGTTTTCATCCAGCCGTTTATCATTGCCAAAATATCTTCTTTTGGTGGCACATTCAGCAATAGAACTTTGTCCATCGTTACTGCGCCTGTTATTGGGTTAAGTTCCAATAAACCTTCATCCATTGCATTGCGTAGAATCGCTTTGTTTTCTTTTTCAGGGTCATCATAAGCGCCTAATACAAGATCAGGCTTATTACGGGCCAATTCACCCAATGCTGCCATTAGTTCTTCCGGCTGCGTGTAACGCTTTTGATTTAATGATGCCATGATAGTACGGGCTTCACTTTCCTGAATGTTGGCAGTAAGGTTTAATGCCCTACGTAGTATATCAACTCTGCCTAATGTTGATTTTGTTGCTTCTGCTACATTTATAATTTTGAACATTGGCTGCACCGATTTGTTACGGTGCGGGTTCCCTTCTCTTTCGTGAGAAAGCCATAATATTTCAAATAATTCAACATCTTCCTGCTTGTCACCCATCAACGAAAACTTACCTGAATATTGAAATTGACCAGCGCCAGGGATAAAGCAAACAAATGTTTCAGGTTGTTCTTTGTTCCAAGTCTTAACGGCTCCAACATCAACATAACCCCCTGTTTCTTTCCCATCGCTATTAGTAATGTATGGGTCGAAAATCCTGAAATAAGTAGATAACTGCCTTTTGCCAAAAAGTTTTGGATTTTTAATCTTTTCGTTTTGGTCAGGGTCAGGATTAGGAACGCCATACGTTGATTCAAACGTCATGATTTCCCCCGGTTTCAGAATAGGAATTTCAGCTTTTAGTTTATTGCTGATTTTGTTGAAGTCGCCAACTACTTTCATGTGCTTTGTTTTTATTAATGAATAAGTAGCGTGAACATATTGCCCACGCTACTTTTATTTTTCTTCAACTTAAATTACAACCTGCTTCAACAGATGTTGTGCGGCCAAAACTTCAAGCCCTTGTGTTGTACTCCAATCCACATCTACTGATGCCATGCTTCCGTTAGGATTCACAGGAGAGTAAGCTCCACCATGAATTTCGTTAATCATGTCATTGCCGTAAATTGATTGTTTAGGGAAGTACCTTACACGGATTTGGTCATCAGAACCGCCACCTTCAACTTTTACTTTACCATCCATAGGCATGAAATAAAGTGAGCGAACAATGTCAGTTTGGCTGAACAAAGTCGGCTGGTCAAGGATTGGCATTAAGGCGTAATTCAGCTTGTAGCTACCGTATGAAACAGAATCAACATTTAAGTTCATTTCTGTACCATTAACCATAAGCCTTGCTGATTGCACACCGGAAGAACCCAATGCCTTGTAATAGGTGCTTAACGTGCGTAGTGCTTTGTCAGAACCAACAACAAGGTAATTTTTTGGCGCACGTACCGAAGTAAGAACGTCCAATGCGTTATCCAAGTTGGCTTTCTGATAAGTACCAAGCGTGCCATTAACCAGGGTTGTGCCGTATAGCTCAATGTACTTGTTTACACCACGGGTAGTTTGGATTGCTCCGCCACCGCCAACGTTATTACCTTCATTGAAAACAACAGGGTCAACCATTACAGGGTTTGTATCACTGAAACTTGTGGTTGACATATCGCCACCCCAAAATGCAGCATTGATATTACCTTTCAGTTTGATGGTTTTCTCATATTGATCTTTGAAAGTCCATTTGTTCTGTCCTTTAATGGTTACTTCAATTGTAGAAGCGTTCTGAACGTCTGTGATTTTTGAAGTTTCACGGAAGATTTGAACCTTGTTGAAATAACGGGTAAGGCCATAACGTAAGTTCTGTGGAGAAACGGCATTTTCACCAACGGCCATAGAGAACAAAGAAAGTTGGTCTGCGGCTGTGATTGAAAGGTTTACACCTGCGGGGCTGAATACACGAATTGTATCAACGCCTGATGCAGAAGTCACTTGGTTTACGATAGCAGGGTTGCCATTGGTTGTCATAACCAAGTCATTCAACCTTGTATATCCACTTGTTGCAGCGGTCAACACGTATGTTACCTGAACCGTTCCATTACCTGCCGAAACACTATCAACGGTTGTCAGTTTGAAAAGTTCTTCGTCAACGAAAGTGTTGTAAAAAGGCTGCTGTGTTGGCATCTTCTTGTTGCCTACACTTAAAATATCGGTCAACTGGTCGTCATTGTAAATGTCGGTAATGAGACGGTTGATTTCCCTTGTGTCAATGAAACTTGATAGCGCACTGACGTAATTCTTATTTATTATACCTAACGATGGAGCTGGCATTTTTTTTAATTATTAAATGGTGAATAAATTCACGCCCATTTAATTCTGCGGTTGCAGATGACCGTAAGTACCTTGACGGACTACCGGCGAAATATCTGTTTTTGCTTGGGAACCTAATGGACGCTTTGCGTTTTGACCCTCGGCAATTATATCGTGCTTGCCAAGTGATTTACCATAGTTTACAAGGTCATTTTCAAATTTCTGTGGGTTCGCTGCATGGAGAACTAGCTTCTGCAACAACGCAACGTTCGGCTCTCCCTTTTCGTCACTTGTCAGCTTACTCCATAGTTTTGAATCATAAATAGCCCTTGTAATGGACTCTGGCTTATCAACAGTAAAACTAAACTTGCCATTTGCTCCCAAGTCTAATGCAACTCTCTTGCTTTGATTGAGTTCTTTTGTGGCTTCGTGGTTGTTAAATATGTCGATGGTTTTTTTGTAATTTTCTTGCTGTATCCGTTGTTGGCTTTCCATGACTTGTTGTGTCATGGCATCCATATCAACTTCCGGCACTTTGTTTGAAGGGATGATTAATTTCTTATCCCGTTCAATTCTTTGTTGACGTAACTCGTAAGCATCTGACTTTAAATCAATTTCTCCGTCTGCTTTTTCATCATCATCTAAACTATCAATGCTGTACTTACGGCTTATTTTTCTTTCAATTTCTGCTGCTGTAAGATTTGGGAATTTCGCTTTAAACTCATCCCGTATAATATCTTCATCCGGTACACTATTCCAATCCCTTGCTTTTGCGTTAAGGTAATCAGCGGCTTGTCCGCCATTCTTAATGTGTTCGTCAAGTTCAAGTGCAAAGTCGCTTATACCGGCTTCTTTTAAAAGTTCTTTGCGATCTACTTTTTTAATTGCTTCCCGCCAATCGGTAATAGCTGGCGCTGCGGCTTCGGCTGGTTTAGCTTCTTCTATTACCGCCGGTTCATCATACGAAGGCATTTCAAAAGAACTATTCGTAGTATCTTCTACCACCGGCGCTGCTTCTACTGCTGCTGCCGGTTCTGCTACAACCGTTTCAACCGGCGCATCGTCTACTACGTCCGGCATATTAATTACACCATCCCCTTCTACTGTTGCTGCTGGCGCTTCTTCTGCAATAGGTTCAAAAGATTCTGCGGGTAAACTACCAAATGTTGATAGCTTGGCAACTATCGGTTCTTCTTGTAATGCCATAGAATTATTGGAATTGTTATTTCAAAAGTAACGATGTTTAAACATTGATACCAAATATTATTTTGTTACACATAAATGAAGCCTGTCTTATTAGGCCTTTTGCCTGTTAAATACTTAGAAAGAGATTGGTGACTTATCCCTGCTACTTTTGCTGCATCTGTGCATCCATCATAAAATATACCAGTTAGTGTATGTAAAACTAATTTAGCTTTCCATGGACGTGGGGCAAACGGCCTTTTTGTCCCATATATAGGACTATCCTTTCCTTTTTTAGTTACTTTTAGCTTATTATCATACGCATGTTGCAAATCTTCACTTTTAGTAGCCCACTCTAAATTATCTAAATTAAAATCCCATTTATTTGCATTTTTATGATTGACGAATTTTTTATTTTCAGGATTAGGCATAAAAAGAGTGGCAAATATTTTATGTACAAACATGGTTTTTACCACACCATTCTTGCAAAATCCAACCGTTACATACCCGCCCTTAACATATTGAAATTTTAATTCCTTCCCTACTACCGGCTTCCAGTATCCTGTATTCTTTTCTTGCGACATACGGCTCACACTCCTTATCTTAAAAGTATTGCTACCTTGATATAACCCCTCAAATTCAGGTATGTCATACCATGTTTCTTCTACTATCATGCTACGCTTGTTTTAGGTTTACTATTAGCAATATGCTGCTTTTCTTTGCTGCTTTCTGCCGCTATGTGGCTGCTCAATATCTTAGCTTCTCCTAATATTTGATTGCCTATAATTTTCGCCTCCGCTTGCACCTGCGCCGAATCCATATCAGCATTTTTCTTCATGGATTCAATTACAAATTGCCATTTCATTTGAACGTCAATTTTTTCAATTTCAATGCTCCCCATGTCTCGTAAGCTCTGCTGCTTTGCCTTCTCCAATAAAATGTTCCCTTCATTCTGCTGTTGGATAGCCATTTGCTGCTTCTGCATTTCGTATGCTTGCGCTTCTTCCTTGCGCTTCTTCAAACGATACGCTAAAAGTTTTATAGCTTGCTTGATGTTCGGCGTAGTCATTATTAGATGTTTGTCGGTCACATCTAATAACCCTTGTGATTCTTTCAGGTTTACGTCCTGCCAAAGCATTTCCCTTTCTTGCCTTGTTGGGGCTTCGTAAATTTCAATGCCTAATTCATGAAGGCTTATGTCGGGATTTATTTGTAGGAATTTAATAGTGCCGGAACCTAACGCCTTATAATATCCTGTTACCTTTCCCAACTTAACTGCAATCTGAACTTTCCCAACTATACTTTCTGCCAACATCTTTTGCCATGACTTCTTAGCACTTTCGATCAGGTAAAGGGCATTATTAGTGCCTTCTACCATTGCAGCATTGGTTGAGTTTAGGTTCTTCGGGTTGATTGTGCTGCCATCGGTTGCTTCATTAAGCCCCGATATTTGGCGCATTTGGTTTATGGTATTATCTAATTCATTGTATAGTTGGGCAAAAATTGATAGCGCACCAGTATCTTGTATTTCAACTGGCTTCATGTTGGGGTTGCCCTTCAATAAGTCGGTGCTTCTATATGGTACAGCGAAATTTTGGAAAATAAAATTCATCACATCCGAAGGCTTCAACTTGTCACCACCGCCACCAAAATTTATACCCTCTAACTGATTAAGGTCAATATTTATTAAATATGGTACTACCTTATTAGATATGTTTTGTAACCGGAACCAAAGCAAGCATGCCTTATCTTCTAATGGCATCAACCTTTCAGTTAAGCCAGCAAATTGCATCTTATTAAAGTTCCATGAATACAACTGCAAGTCAAGGCTTGTATCCCACCAGCATGATTGTTTTCTAACCATGTTTTCAGATAGACCCCATTCATACATATATTCAGTACCTACCAACCAATTGCCTTTATATACCACCTTTTTTACAGATGACATATAAGTTGGCGTTGCTTGGCCTTGATCTTCTTTATCTATTTGTGGTACTTGTGGTTTATAGGCGCTATATTCATCGCTATCATCTTCTAAATCTTCGCCATTATACCCGTTCCCAGGAACAAACTTTTTGTTTTCGTAAGACGTTTTACCATAGCGCCAATTACCACGCCCATCATATTCACCTTTGTAGATATTTTCGTTCCAGCTAAAGAATTTGCATTGAAAAACCAATACTGAAAACTTATTCCATAGCCGGTTGAACCCGCTTACCCCAACCGTATAGGTATAAGGGTTGCCATACTTTCCGGCTACGTTTTGGCAAATGTCATCAATCTGTTTTTTGTCAAAAAATGGAACCAAGTCAACAACCGGCACTTGAATACACTCTCCCCAATGGACTAAATCTGAAAAGTCCGGCTTTACGCAAGATGATAGAATAAGGTTGTCAACTACTACTTCACGGTACTTACATAAGCCGTTTTCATCAATCATTGTAGTTGTGCCACCAATACCAAAATCAACTTGTGAAGTCACAACCCGTTTTACTATTTCTTCCCCATTATTTTGTTGAGTGATTAAGCTGATTGCCATTTCAGCTTCTTGCGCCATTACGTGTTTGTAGGAGTATTCTTGCTCCATTGAAAGTTCTTCTTCGTCTTGGGCTTCGTTTGTTTGTTGGGCTACTAATGGGCTTTGTGCCAATTCGGGATTTTGCTGCTGCAAGGCTTCCCGAACCATTATTTTAGCCTTCATCTGATTAAAATAATCATCTTCCTGGCTTTTGGCTAACGGATCAATGGCCGCACATTCTATATTAAATTCTTTCTGTATTAACTTGGCAATGGCAATTTCACGATATTTTGTAAGGAACGAAGGAACCTGCCAATTGACCGACTGCCAGCTTTGATCGGTTACATCTTCAACCCCTAATATTTCTTTGTACTTGCTAATAGACTGTTGCCCTAATGCGTATTGACGAATTTCTTCGTATTTATTTTGGCCGTAGAATAATGTATTACCTCCATAGCTGCCACGGGCATCATTATAAGCGGCTCTTATATATTGCATTATCCATGCGTACCCTTTTTTCTTAATATCTATTGAATGTGGGGGATATGCACCATAGTTTGAATCGGCCATTATGGAATATTGGATTGAGTAGTAAAAATAATAATTAATGTTTAACCATTAGATATTTTTTTATCCGTACCTTAGTGTTGATTTTATGAAAAAAGCAATAGACATTTCAGGGCAGCAATTCGGTCAACTAACCGCCATAATCCCAAATGGATTTTCTGAAAAGGGAGAGGTTAAATGGGCCTGTATGTGTTCTTGTGGGAATACGGTCACCGTAGTTGGTAGCAGGCTTAGAGCAGGCAAGTCAAAATCATGTGGTTGCTACAAAGGCCGGTACGTAGCTGAAAAGAATCCTAATATTAACGGCGCTACTTTTAACGGTTCGGCAACATCTGAATACACTTCATGGCGAAGGATGAAATCAAGATGTACTAACCCAAATCATCAGCATTACAAAGACTATGGTGGCCGTGGTATAACTGTATGTGATAGATGGATTAATTCGTTTGCTAACTTCTTATCTGATATGGGGAGGAAGCCAGTAGGTATTAGGCTGTCAATTGAAAGGGATGACGTAAATGGGAACTACGAACCAGCAAATTGCAGATGGGCTACGGACAAAGAACAGCAAAGAAACACAAGGGCTAATACTTGGATTGAATATAATGGGGAAAGGAAACTAACTATGGATTGGGCCGAAACGTTAGACATTAGCGTAGCTCTTTTACGATACCATTTAAAGGCCGGTAAGACATTTGAAGAAATATACGAAAGATTCAGCAAAAGCAGACCATACCAATACGCACAAAAAAAGCCCCGACTAATTCAGGGCTTCTAATCAAATATGCAGTTAGGGTTATTCTTCTATTGTATTGTAACCTCCGGCTGCGCTTCCGTCATTAACCTTTGTTTCACCTTGATTGTTCGCCTGTGAACTTGGGTCAACGCCGGGTGCTTTTTCGCCCAATTGTTCAGGCTTAGAAGTTGCGCCAGTATTTTTAGCTGCCTTTGGCGCTTCTTTAGGTTCAGCTTTCTTTTCGATTTTTGTTTCTGTTTTCATTTTAAAATGTTTTAGACTAATTGAAATTAAAAAAGTGTGCCATCGTAGAGCCTTCTCCCATGTAGCAAGTGGTCATAAACTTCTTCTTTGCCGGTGTTACTTGAAAAACCATTATACTGAATGGCTGCAAAAGGTTCGCAAACTACAAAGCGCCCTAACCCTGTCATTTCACGATCTACGTGGGCATCTTCTTCCGTTGCTAAAAATTTGTCGTAAAATCGGGAATGGCATAGGTATAAATGAAATCCTGAAAACGACTTGACTGTTTTATCCGGAAAAATATCCCCAACATAAATACCACCTAAATACAAGTCGTAATCGGTAGGTTTAGATTTTAGGAAGTAGTTAAAGCTATTGGGATTGGTAAATCGTAAATCATCTTCCATTACACATACTTCTTCAAATCCTGCTTCTTTGGCGTATTCAATTACTGATTTATGGGCAAGATTTATCCCTCTTTTTACTGACCGAATATCATGTACCGCCGGAAAGATTGTATAGTCTTTTATCCCTTGCTGTTCTAATTCTTTTAATAGTCGGTTGTACCTGTCGGTATCTTTTTCTACATGGATGATTCCAATAAAAGGTGTTCCATTATTTTTTCCTGGCATCCTTGATATGTGAAATGTGAATGATATAATTCTTTTATTCTGTCCTGTTTCATTATAATCTGTTCCGGCGTTATAGTCCTTAATATTTCATCAATTCTATCTGCATCTTTTTCTTCAATTATTACACCATACTCTAAAAAATCAAGGTTATGCGGAAAAATAAATTCATTGGACAAATAAACAGGGATGGTATTATACTGCATACATTCCACAATACGAAATGAGTTCATGCCGTAACCTCTTGGGCATAACCCGAAAATTGATTCAGCTACAATTTTACAGTAAAGGTTTATGCTATGGTGACTTGCTGAAATATAGTAACCTTCCGTTCCTTCAAGCGCAAATACTTTATCTCTTAATGGGTGCGTTCTGCTACCTATGAAACTTGCAAAATATTTCTTTTTGCCTGTTGGGACGTATGAGTGGGGTTGCGCCATTAAAGGTAACTGATACCCTATTTTTTTACTCATTTCAAATCTTATTAAATCCAAATGACTAACGTCATTCAAAATAGAATCGTCATATTGAATTATTGTAAAATACTTTTTTGAAGTATCAAGTTCGTTCAAATACCGTTGCAGGATGTATATAGCTTCCTTATTTTGTCCATATTGATTATTAACATAGTACGCTGTCCAGTAAATATTTAAATATTCATATTTACTTCTATTTACAAAGTTTTCTCCGAACCATCTTTCGTACTCTGTTACATTTTCAGGCGGATACTGCGTACAGATTTTTGGCTTAAAGATGTCAGGTGTCGTCATATTGTTTGTATTTAGCTGCTTCTTCTACTTTAATAACTTTCTCTAACGACCACCCATGTCCTCTTACCCTTTCTCTTGTTTTCCCATAATCAAGCCCCATTGTTTTGCAAAAAGAAGATAACGTCATTCTTTCATTGCCATATTCCACATAGACCGTATTTCTTTTATTCAGACAGTTATCAGATGCACTAATCCATCTGCAATTATTTGGGCTGTATCCTTTGGAGTTATCTCTACGATCTATTTGCAATTTTCTTTTATACCCGTTTTCTATACACCAATAATAAAACGCCTCAAAGTTATTACTCCACTCTTCACATATATCAATCCCTCTGCCGCCGTAATCTTTGTAATACCTATGATTAGGGTTATTGCATCTTTGTTTTATGCTTTTCCATCTTTTATATAAAGATGTCCCCGTTTGCTTATGGGTAGTATTTATAAATACTATATTCTTTGTAATAACACAGCCGCAGCTTTTACTCTTCCCCTTATTTAAATGGTACAGATTTACTACTTTAATCTTACCGCAATCACATCTGCATTCAACCATCCGGTATTTTACTTCCCTTATTTTCCCGGTATCGCTTCTATGCTTAAAAGATATTATTGGTTCAACTTCTTTTATAGAAGTCCACATCCCGTATCTCTCCTTTATGTCAATCTGTTTCCTGCCTACCATATTAAAAGATTTTTATGTACACAGCGTCCCCCCAAGTCCAATTAGGCGAAGGCCAATGAGTTTCAACCCTAATAAAACCATGTGATTTTAAAAGTGTATCGAACTCCGGCAATTCCATATTGCCTGCGTAGGTTTGGCCCCGATTTACTTCTGAATAAACGATATTTACGTTCTTTAATGTTTCTGTTGCCCCCTTTATTACTTCGCCCTCATACCCCTGACAATCCATCACAAGCATATCTCCTGTTACATTAAGGCTATCAAGTGTTACTACTTTAACTGCTTCTGCATCATTGAATACTACATTAGGATGTTGGGTTAAGTGTAGTGCCGGTTGAAGTAATGAATTGGATTGGCCTTGATTGTCGTGAGATACATACATTACTTCTTCTTTTTCTTCTGAACCGCAAGCATAATTATAGAAACCAAATTCGCCTTTAGTTACCCCTATATAATTGAACGCTTTCCTCTTATTTATTTCGCCAAATTCAGGGTTAGGTACAAATTTCTCAACTAAAATATCAAACGCTTCTTTACATGGCTCTATATAAACAAACTTTTCGATACCATTTACTATATAGTCATCATGTTCTTCGGCCCAATGCGCTCCAACATGGATTACACTTTTAGGATTTAGATTATACTTGTTTAAAACTTCGCTTAATGATATTAGCATGATAAAAATTTATAAAAGTCCTTAGTGCAATGCCAAAGCCCGTTTCCGTGGTCTGTTCCTTCAATGTGTAAGAATTGTTCAGGTTCAAATGGGTCAATATTTATTTGTTCTCTAATAAATATTTGCGGTATTAATTCGTCAACGGCTTCACGTACAGGTGGGCAACTGAAATAGTCGTGGCCCCCTAAAATCCCACCATCAATCATTTTTGGATACCAAGCCTTAATTGATTCTTTTGTTTCTTCGTAAAGATGCGAAGTGTCAATATAGCAAAAATTCAGTGACCCATCGGCAAATAATTTACTTGCTGCTACGCTGTCATAAGGATGGACTTCAATGTGTTCGGCTATACCGGCTTTTATGCAGTTTTCATAGATTGTTTTCATTTGGAAATATTTACCGTAGTCCATATTATCCACTAAATACAACTTGAATTTTTTATTTAGCCTTTTCAATTCTTTTGCCAAATAAATTGCGCTGTCGCCATCCGCCACTCCACATTCAACTAACTTACAATCATCCGGCATTTTTGCAGCCACTCTATCATAAAAGCTGGCGAAATCAAACATCATACAATTCCTTTTTTTAGTGCGAAAAAATAATTATCAACCAATCTGCAATCGTGCGTTTCTTCAAATTCCTTTAGTGCTGCATTAGTTGTTGATACCATTTCATCATACATTATACCGCCTATTAATGCATAGTAGTGAAGTTCTATGCAGATGTAATCAATCTTTTTTAATGCGTCCATTGATGGTTTATGTAACCATATTACGTTTTCCGAACCTTCACAGTCAATCTTTATAATTGATTTTGCTCCATTGATTAAGTGGTCGTCAATTAGTTTATCAATCATGATGCAGCTTACATCTGCCCTTTCAACTCTGTTTGGGGATTCAGACATTTCCTTGTTATAATACCCTATGCCGCTTGAAATATACATTTCCCCCGACCCGTTCAATGTCCCTAACCCATGCCATATATTCCCCTCACCTAATGCGCTTCGTAAAAGAAATACTCCTTTACTATTTAATGTTAGTCTGTAAAAATCTTTTATATTTTCTTCATGCGGCTCAACTGCTACTATTAAGCTATCGGGCCACAACTCTTTTGCAAACCTTGTGAACGTGCCAATATTTGCACCAATATCAAATACGATGTCCGGCGTGAATTTTAATTCACGAAGTTTATAGCAATCATCTGTTACTACTTCGCCATATATTCCTTTTTGCCATTCATTCATAATTTTATCCATGTTTCAGGTACAATGTCATCGGTGTTTAATCCCATCCACCCTGCTTTATTGAACCAGTGTTTTTGAGTTATAATTACTTTATCGGGATTTCTATTTAGCCATGCTCCCCACCAAGAAAAAGTTGAAGATGAGTTTATTTGATGAGCGCATTGGCTAATCTCTACTAAATCATCCCATTCATTCGAATGTTCGCTATACATAAAATCATACAAATGACCATGCCTTGATTTGAACAATGGTATATCATCCGAATAAACCTTGAATATATTTACACCTGTCCTCGCTTCTATTAATTTCATTGCAGATAGTAGGTACAATTCATCCACTATTACATGCTTCATCTTACCTGTATTATCTTTTACTGTAAGGTAATCCCCGAACCTAGCATGAATTGAACAGACATTTATTTTTTCGTAAGGCATGTCAAATGCGTAAAGTATTTCACTTCTAAAATCTGCGAAGTATTTTTCAGTTTGCCTATACCCTTCCACGATAATATTGCTATTTCTCCATTCTTCTCTAAACTCTAATGGTTGATACTCATGGCAAGTTTCCCATAGGTTTATTTTATTTAGAGTTGGGTTGTATGAATGATCTTGTAAATGGTGCAAATAAATAGGTGACCATTTCGGATTTGATGTGTGTAGCGGGATAGTGAAGTCTAAATCATGCTTTAAGGCAAACGAAAGGCTCGTTGCCGCTTCAAAAAGAAAGTTACCCAAACGGCCTGCGGGAGTAAAACTTACCATAAATGTTTCCATGTTTTTCTATGAACAATATCTTTTGCGTGGGTATTGCTGATTCCGTATTCCTTAGCCAGCCTATACGTTCCATAAACGCCTTTGATATACTTCGCTCTTATTTCAATAACTTGTTCATTGCTAAGTTTTGCACAACTGTGGAGTTCGCCTTTATTACTCTCCATTGCTAATAATGTTTGTCGAATATTCTCTTTATTTTCATCAGTCCTTACTTTCCCTTTATTCAGATACCCCATTTTTTTGGCATTTTCAGGACTTCTGTACTTATCTAAAATTTCCTTGACATGCTCTGGCATTTTTCTTCCAATATTTGATTGTATTATTTTTTGCTTATGTTCTTCAGATAGTTTTCTACCTAAAGAAAATTGCTTCCCTTTATTAGCATCGCTTATTTTCTTCTTTGCATCCTCGGTTAAAGAATACAGCCCCTTTGTGCCTTTATTCCAAGGTATCCCACCTTTCTTGCCTTTATTCAAGGGAACCGCACCTTTTTTAAAGCCCCAATTATTCCCTATCATCGCCTTCCTTATCTTCTCTTTTGTACTTTGGGCAGACCTTCTATTACCACCGCCAGAACATAAATTCATCATTCTAATGCCACACCCACGATATTGTGATATATATAGTTCTTCATAAGAATTTAATACATCCTGAGTTATATCAGAAGGAAGCTGATGAATTATCTCAAAAACATGCTCAGAACTACCGTACTTATTAAAGGATTTCTCTAAAAGAGGACATCCATTCTTTTTGTTGCCGGAAAACTTGTGAAGCCGCCACCTATTTTTAATATCCCAAGATTGGCCTATATATATCCTGCCGGAAGGCGATGTTATTCTGTAGATGCCCGTAAGGCTACTTTTTCGAACCCATTTTTTTGTTGGAGCGCTTCCGCTACCTTCCATTACTACACTCATTTCGTAAACCTTTTATAGTATGCCCCCTCTTGGAATTTAGTTCTCCTTGTTACTGATTCGGTTTCGTTTTCAGGATTGTATTTTGATATAGGCAATACTCTGAAATCCATAGAAACCCTTGTGCATCCGGTTTCGTTCTTTTTATTGCCATGCGTTAAATGATTGCCGTCAAACTGTATCAATTCACCTACTCTCATTGGTATTGGCTTGAAATCTTCTTTGCCCGGTTCACTTTCAACCCATACAGTTGCCGTATCATCTGAATCTGTCAATGGGATTATGTAGTTTATTTCACCGTTTGGATGGCCGAAATCAGCGTCATTATGGAATGCCCCTACTGCTATATTCCCCTGTAAATGCACACGAAAAGTTGGGAACTTCTGATATAAAAAATCTTCATCAAACAATGACGCTATAACATCAATAATAAACCTCTCATATAAAAACTCAAATGCAGGCCATCCGGCTCTATATTGATCGTAAAACTTACTATGGAATATTGTAGATGAATCTTTCCCTACTTGAAATTGTTCGGCGTATTCTCCTTCTACTTTCTCATGTAGTTTTTGTAAATCATAGGCTCCTAAAACTGCTTTTATATGAGCATCGAAAGGATAGTCGTTTTTGTTATACGGAATTGTTTTCATAAAAAAATATACCCCACAAACAGAAAGGCTTATCAGTCCGTCAATGAAGGCAGGCTGCATTCTGTAAGTGAGGCACGAAATTTAATATTGTGAAATATGGTCATTGACATAAATACTGATAAGCAGACCAAAAGTATAGAACTTTATCTTAATTGCATAATGTTTCCCAAAACTTTTTTATGAAACCCCTCCGGCGTGTAGGCTACGTTGTTTTGATAATGACTGCCATTATGAACTCTGTGTTGGTAGGTAAGAGATGGCACTACGAATATTTTCTTACCTGCATTAAGCCAATTATATGCTTGGAAAATCGAATCACTTGTGACCGGATTTACCGAACCATCCCATACTTCCAAATAACTATCACGATGTACAAAGTAGTTACAAGCGTTTAACATAACTTCAAACATTGGCTTGTTGATATATTGGGCCACATTCTGCTTTGTAATAGTTAAACCTTCGTATGCTCTAAAATCAAAATGCGGTGAAGCGAAGGCCGGTGTAAATATTGTGTCTTTATCCCATTCGTATTGATAGATTTTATCAATGTAATCTTTGGTTAGTATGTTGTCGCTGTCAAGCAAAATGCAAAACTCGTTTTCCGATCTGCTTACTGCTTCACGTTTATTGTGGTAGCATTGGATATTCCTTTCGTTGCGATACAGTTTTACTTTTGAAATCCACTTTACAGCATTTCTTACATCATCATAGTTTTCTTCACTGCTATGGTCATCTACTATTATTATTTCACCTACCCTTTCATCTTTAACTATTAGATTAAAGCTGTCTATAAGCATTTCATAACGTTCCCAAGTAGGAATTACAACGGAAATCGGCATCATAATCTTGATTTAAGTTCAGCAATCTTTTGCATGTAGCGACCATCTATAAACGCACGCCATGAAATATCATTTTTAGCTATGTCTGAATACCCTGCTCTTTGAGTTGCAAGTAATGGATAAGTGCCATAGCAGCGTCCTCTTGTTTGGATGTCAGTCACCATCCAATTATCTATCGGATAGTGCATCCCTAATGATAGAATTTCTTTAATGGCTAATACAGAATAACAAGTGGCGTGTGTGGCAAAAGCCTTTGTAACCGGTAATAAGTTTGGCGATTGAAAATGGGTAAAGCCGTTTGAATATTGCGCCCCAAGAAAAAGCAACCGATAATCTTTTGGTAGCTGCTCAACTACTTTATCCATTACACCGTTTACATCTTCATCTAAAAATAAAACGTCATCTTCAAACACTAATATGTTTTCGTATTTCTGTTCAATGGCTTCATTAAAAATTAGCAGCATAGTATCTCTTAACCCCTCTGCTCCATTATCTTTTTCAATGGCTGATACTCTTTTGAATGGGATATTATACTTCTCTAATTGTTCTGTTGCTTCCAATAATCTGTCCACCCGTTTTGTTAAGTTCACAAGGTAGATGCAATCGAAAAATTCAGTCCATTTATTCATGCGCATTTCCTCCGTGGAAACCAATCGTTAAGATTAGTTGCTTTTTCTTTTTTCTTAAAGTTTGCTTTCTTAAAAAAATCAGCTACTAGCGCCCATCCATTACCCATCACTTCATCACTAGGCTCTGTTTCATTTACATTAAATTTTATCAACCCGTCCTTTTCTCCATCTATTACGCTTGCATAAATCATTTTACCTTGTCTGCCATGTGTTAGGATGTATTGCTCCCATAGATTTACCAATAGAACTTTATTGTCTGAATTTGGGTCAATTCCATAAGTATCTTTCCCGAATAGTCTTATTAAAAACGCTTCGCAATTATTATCTATGAAATATTGCCGCAAGCCACCATCCATCTTTGCTTCCACTAATACTTGACAACCATAGGCGAAATGTTTATACCTAAAAATTCGGTTCAGTTTATAGGAGCGATTGACCCTTTTCAAAATTCCGTAGTAGAAAGCGGGGTAGGGTCAAAAGCAAGTAGTGGTATTTTAAATAGGTATGACCCCGAAGAAAACGAGCCGGTATTCCACATGATGTTTATTGGCCTTCTCCACCTTGCATAATCTTTATGGCATGGCTCCCATACTGCTTCTGTAAATGGCATCCCATCTTTCCATGTCCAATTACCCCATTCTATTGCTCTATTTTCTTGCGCCTTTGCTCTGTCGTATAGTTCACCTAATAAGAACGCATCAAAGTGACAATTGCCATTTTTAGAAAGAAACATTTCCTTTTCATCAAATGGGTTCATCCTTATTTCTTCTTCAAGCAATGCACCTTCAAGTCCTTCACGTTTACTAAGCAAATATGCCTTTGCCCCTAACCTAATATCTGCTTCGGTTAAGTCGCCCATACCAACATAGGTTGCAACTAAATATTCGTATTGTTCTTCTGTTGGTGGTTCAATAACGGACATTCCGTACTTATCAATGAATCCATAAAATCCATCATAGGCAGGAGAAAAATAACGAACTAACCTGTTGATTGTTCTGCCATCCTTTAAATTAAAGTGATCTGCTTTATCCCATGCTAATTTGAATTGCGCTCCGCCCGCTTTAGTCATGTCGTTCATGGTAGATGGACATTCCATAAATCCAACACGCTTTGCACCTTTTACCATCGTTTTTGATACGATAGCCAAAAATTCAGAAAATGGGTTTTCACTATCCCACTTACCACCTTCATCAAAAAGCCCTCTTGAAAGACGGCCAGAATCGTATGTATTTTTCCCTGGCGCTCTATAATCTACCGATGACCTGTGCCCAGTATCGGTATCAATTGTTCTTGCCGTTCCATCTTTTGTATTAGCGGATTTGTTCGCAAATATTAATTCGGTTACACTATCCTTATTGTTTAGCTGTTTTGGCTTTAGGAATACTGGCAATTGCCTATACCCAAACCCAACCATGTTTGTAAACGTTTTCTTTCCGTCCTGCAAGGTTTTACTTACAAGGCCACACACACTATTCCTGAAAAATATGCACTCGTAAATAAGGTTTGAAGTAGCTTGACTTGATGCACCTTCACGCCTTTTCTTACCTCTTAATATCCCTAAACACCAAAGAACGCATTCCCAATGGTTTAAAAACAAGAAATACCGCCTGTCTGTATCCCTGTAATCTGCATAAATATCATCTTCTAACTTCCACCATTGTAAATAAAAATAATGCTTACCTGTTATGTAAACGACTTTGCCATTTGCTAAAAACCTAAATCCTTTCTTGCATCTTTCAACTTCTATTTTTGCATACGCCTCTTGTTCTTTTGTAAGCAATACATTGCCATCCTTGTCATATTCAACATAGCTGAAATATCTAGGCAATTCCTTTCTGCGCCAATACTGTTCTTTGGGATTATCTGTACCCCAATCTTCAATGTAAGAATCATGCAATTCAGGTACATCTACAAGTACGCCGTATATATTAACTTCTAATCCCATTATCTCCTTGAATCTGCTATTGTATCAACAAAAGGTTTTCTTACTGCATCCCGTTCTTCATCTCCAGTTACGCCTGCACTTATCCCTAATTCTTTAATGGCAATTGACAAGTCCCCACTATCCTTCCATATAATACGCAATCGTTCAAAGGATTTATCTTTGGGGTCATCAATAGCCAATTCAGCAAGTTTATATTTCCCTAAAAGTTCTGCCATTTCAGATGCCTTTGTATTAAGGGCATAGAAAAGTTTTGCAGGCCCATTTTGTTCTAACTCGCTTACTTTAGCTTCTAGCTGTAAGGATTTTTTCTTTTCCTTTTCCCAAAGTTTTTTATAGTCTAGTTCATCTACTGTATCCATTGATTTTTATTTTTCTTGGTCAAGTTCTTTGAACATTTCCTTTTTTGTTTTTTGCGTCACCCTACGCCAAAACTGTATGTTGAAAATGCTTTGATAAAAGAAGGTTTTGGTAAAACTATAAAAGTAAAAACCAAGAACGGTGTAGAAGAAAGGGAAGTTCTTGATTGGAAGAAATTAGCCGGTGCAGAAGGCAGCATTACTAAAATAAGCGAAAACGTAGCCAAGTCACTTGAAAGCGATGGGTTTACACCGGAGCAATTAGAAAGGATGCAGGATGCCTTCATAAAAGAATACATTGACATAAGAACCGATGTAATCAAAAAAGGCTTAAATGCAATAGCAGCAAGGAATAAAGTAACAGTAACG